AAACACCGCCATGAGTATCAGCGCGAACAGCTTGAACGGGCTATCCACATAGGACAGCACCTTGCTTAGTATGTCTGCTGGCTTTTCGTCACTCATCCTAGTCCAATCATTCCAAGTAGTTTATTCACAATCTTATTTGACAAGTCATCAGGCAGGAACTGTAAAAACCCAAGTACCCACCAAGCAATGCACAACCGCACAAAGACTTTAAGGAAGAGGTCAAATTGCTTCTGGTACTCATTCACCGCCCACATCCTGCTTTGCCGCACATATTTTGCAACTCAGTCAAGCCGAAAGCAATCAGCGTTACAAGAAAAACAATTGCCAATCCAGCTACTAAGTAAACTGTCTGCTCTTCCTCGGCTTCTTTTTGCTTCTTCTCTTCAAGCCGTAGCGCCTTCATCTCTTTGGCATCTGCTAAATCCATTGCGGCTTGCCGTGCTTTGATCTTGTTCCATACGTCTATCTTGCCTGTGGTCATAAAGAGCATCTTTAGCTCTTCTTCAAACGCTCTGGCTTGCTCAAGCACCATCTCAATCTGTAGCGCGGTTCCCATGTTGGAACCTTTCTTAGAACGCTTGGCCTCGATCATCGCTTTGGTAGCAGTGCTCCTAGCATCAAACATCTTGCCGATCATCGGGGCAAGACCGCCTAAATCGTTGGCAACCTTGCTGGCCTTCTTGACCATGCTGATGGCATTTTGCAACCCATCCAGTGCTGCTATGGGATCAATTGGAATCACACTAAAGTCCAAGCAATTATGTAAGTGCCATAGATCACGAAAGCCACAATAAGGGCCGCCGCAATGAATGCTTCAGCCCAGTCCCACATCACGCTGGCTCTGGTATTTTCACCTTGGCTGTTATGACTGCTGTCGATGTGTCTCGATCAATTGTCATGTAGCCTTGGCAAGTGATGTTGTAGTCCATCCCATTAGCGTCTTTTTCGCTTTTAACTGGGGTCGTAATGTCAATGTTCTTAAACAGAAACTCTTTACCGTTTTCAAACACGCGCCAGACATGATCCATAGAACCACGGCCTTCTTGCCCACGGCTTTTGTTGAACCTGATCTGGTACTTGTTCATATAACTTCAGCGGCTGGAGGAATAGCGCAAGCCTGTTGTGGCTGGTGAATTACGGTCAAATTAAAGTGCACAAACTTAATTGGTAGATCAGCGGCGTGGCGCGTAAACGAGTGCATCAGCCATGAGTTAGCAAAAATCATCATGCCGGGCTTGGGCGTGAAGTTAATCATCTTACTGGCAGGAGTCGCCATGCTCATATCTTGCTCTGGCAAATCAATCTGCACTTTGGCTGCGCGGGGATCGTGAAACACTACGTTTGAGCCGTCTTCTGGAGTTTCAAGAAAGTAAAAGCCAACAATCTGTGAGCCAAAACCATGCACGTGCGCGTCCATTGCGGAGTGCTTATGGTGCTCTTGTGTCCACATTTCAGTGAAGGATACCGCTTTATCTTGCATAGCGTAGCCCTGCTCATTGAGAATGTTCCAAGCAGTTGCGCCAACAAACTCAGAAAATTTAGTTATACGGGAGTCGCCGTAATAGTTGCCCGTCATGTAAACGGGGTAGATGTCATTAAGCGGTTGGGCTTTTTTAGCAACTTCTAAGCCTTCTTCAGAAACAACGTTTACCGCATCCAAAAAGTCAGGACGCTCAATGACATAAATAGGGCATGGAAAGTGGTACGCGACTTGAAGTTGTGTTTGGAGCACAACCTCAGCCACTGATTCAGCAGCTTTGCATACTTTTGATTTTTTAGTTGTGGTTTTCAACTTAAGTTCCTTTTATATGGCTGGAGACATCCACGGCTTCCCTGCTTTTTCCATAATCGTGCGGGGAATAATTCCTTTGAAATCACCAGTCAATTGTTCAACAAAAAAATCAGGTTCTAGCAACTCTTCATCATTTGTGCGTAACGCGTGAATGCAAGCACAGACCGTGTCGTCGGCAAGCGCTGTAAGGCGATGTAACTTGTCTTTTTCAATAAAGATAAAATTTGGTGCTTCAATTGTTTTTTGAGAGGCTGGCTGTTTTGTTGCGTTGTCGAGTATTTCTACCAGCACCGCGCCGGTGCTTACAAGCGTACCATGGTCAAAATCATGTGCGTGACCATGTTCAATATCGCCTTCTTTTTCGAAGTGCATCATTCGTGTGTACACATTACTAATGCACATAATTTTAATTTTGGGACTAGCCATTAGTTAACTCCTCGTTGATTGGAATATCAGTTTACTATCTGAACCCATTCCCAAGCAAGAAAATCAAACTTGTATTGATTGTTGTCAACAGGTTTGACTGGAGCATCTTTCCAGTTGCTGTCTGCTCCACACCACACCGTATAAATTCCAGCATCCAATTTGGCTTGATTGGGCTCAGGGCGAGGAATTGGTGGAACCATTTCACAAATAGCCTCATCAAACACCCACGCAGACCAATTAGAAGCTTGTTCACGACCGTTAAACGCAGCGATAACGGCTTGTTGCTTAGTGGTTTTTTCTTCCGCAGTCATATCGCGTAGAGACCACACATCCATCCATGTACCGTTTACTTTTTCATAGGTTGGTTCATCAGAATCAAGCACTTGATACATGGTCAGTACGGGACGCGCAACACGAACAAAAGGCTCCCAATGCGCAGGGATTACGCCAAATGCTTGTAAAAGGTTTTCCTCAAACGCGGGATGGTTTTTGGGTTGACCGTTTTCGGTTTCTATGTAGAGGTTCATTATTCGTTACTCGTTCTTGTCGATGGGTAATACCTTGAGCCACCGGGGTAAAGGATACGGACTGCGCCAACAGCACCTTTTAAAGATGGGTTGCTTGTACCACCAAAACAACCCGTTCCAGCGCCTCCAGCACCGCCACCACCAAAATTGCCTCCGCCGGAGGAGCTGTTGAAGCCGCCACCATCTGATCCATTACTACCGCCCCGACCGGGGTTGCCATAACAACCACCATTGCCACCATTGCCACTAGTGCCCTGCCCAAAGTAGCCAACTCCGCCGCCGCTAGAACCATTTACATAATAATTTGGGCTAGAGCCTACAACACCCGCGCCTCCAGCGCCGCCGCCCGTACCAGCGCTACCTGATTGACCTCGATTATCACCGGCTTGACCTCCGTTGCCAGCATAACCAGCGGCTCCGCCCCCTCCGCCGCCTGCACCACCAGAAGGTGCATAACCACCCCTACCGCCATTGTATTGAGCGGTTCCACCACCACCAGAGCCACCATTACCGCCAGCGTTACCACAAGAATATGCTCCTGTGCCACGCTCACCTCCATCGGCGTAGGGTAAATTAGAGTTAAATTGTGATGCCCCACCATTAAAACCGCTTGTGGCTACAGTAGTTTGTGCGGCTCCACCAGCGCCTACCGTTACTGAATATGAGTTGCCGGGAACCACCGTGATATTGTTGCGATAAGCCAATCCGCCACCGCCACCACCACCACCACCACCAGACCCAGAGGGTGCGCCACGACCGCCACTTCCACCACCACCAATAGTTAAAACAGAAACGCTAGTGACTCCAGCAGGAGCAACAAAAGTATACGAACCTGCTGTGCAATAGGTAGCTTGACCAATTGTTATTGCTGTAACGCTATTACTTGCCGCGCTTGGATCACTTGTACCAACAGCATTGGTGGCTGTGACAGTAAACGTGTAAGACGTACCACCAGTCAGCCCTGACACCGTAATAGAACCAGAACCTGCTTGGCTTAGTGTGCCAGTAATACCGCCGGGGCTTGATGTTGCTGTGTAAGATGTAATTGTAGAACCACCATCACTTGCTGGTGCAGTAAACGATACTGTCGCAGTAGTGCCGGAAATAGTGGCTGTGCCAATAGTAGGTGCGCCCGGTTTTGCTCCGTAACTAGCCCCTACAAAACTAGATAAAATTCCGGTCATGTTGTTACATTCCCTGTAATGACACAAACTGTGCCGCTAATGAAAAGCACGTTACATACACCTCGCGTGAGGAGTGTCACGGTCGCCCTATCTGAATCTTGACCGCCAATGTATGCTGTGGTAATACTACAAGTAATCGTAATTGATCCTGATGTATTGTTAAAGATCACAACAGCGTCGCCGGTTGAAAAAGTTGCATCAGGAACCACAATTGAACCGCCTGAGCCAACTTGAATGTATTCGCCAATATCGGTTGTGGCTAGTGTGTAAGAAGTTGTCTTTGCTGAACCTGATTGCGGAATCGTACGCACATTGCCATTAGCGTCAGCAATGATGCCAGCACCGGGGTCTGTGGTTGTACCGACAACAAAACCGCCAGAAGATGTAAATCTTGCTTTTTCTGTGTTGTTGACAGCAAATGTTATTGGCGCATTCTCTGTATTATTTATTTCAAAATAACTTGGTTTTGATGTATGCGCAGAACTAAATTTTGTAATTATTGAATTAAATAAAGAGGCATCGTTGCCCCAATACATTGCAGAACCTGCCGCTGTACCTGACGTAGAATTTCTAATAATTATTAGTGCAGTTTGATTATTACCTGCCGCTTGTGTATTAAGAATGCTTGTCCCATCATATTGAAACGCAGAACCAGTAGCCAATGCGCTTGAACTAGATGCGTAAACCACACCACCAGAAGTGAACGAAGTCAAGTTCGTGCCACCGTTAGCAGTTGGCAGGGCTCCAGACACGTCCGCAGTCAAAGATACTGCGCCAAAAGTAGGCGCACCACTTGCATTGCCGTGAAGGACTGTAGTTGACGTACCAGCCGCAGTAGTCGCCAAAACAGTCGTGGAGGAGGCATAGGTTATACCGTATTGCGTAAATGCCGCCGTAGCACCTGTACCACCATTTGTGTTAGCCAATGTGCCAGCCAATGTGACTGCGCCGGAGGTGGCAGTAGAAGGCGTTAAGCCTGTTGTACCAGCGGAGAATGTGGTTACACCGTCAGCAGTACTAGAGGCCACTTTGACGTAATCAGTACCGTTAAAATACACAGTACATTTTTCACCAACTGCAACAGAAACGCCCGTTTGACCAGATGCTTTAAACGTAACTACATCACCAGTAGCGGCATTATCTACCACGTAGGTTTTGCTATAACTTGGGCCTGTGACCACTTTGGCAGTTGTTAGCGTACCTGTAACTTTAACAATAGCAAACTGAGCCGTAACCGTACCCGCGCCTGTCAGACTGGATACGATGTTAGAAGCAGAGGCATCGCCAGTTGTGTTGGCTAGAGTTACCGCGCCATCATTTGTCAGCGTCAGTGTGGCTGCAATAGCGATGTTGGTGTATTCAGTAATACCGTTATTAACCGTATTACCCCATGAGCCGGATAACTCACCTTGTACTGGTAAAGCTAAACCTAATTGTCCCGTTGCGCCTGTAGTCATTTAATGCTCCTGTCTGTGTGTAGCACTAAGCTACGCTGTGTTGATATTCTGCCAGTTTGCGTTCTGTGTGTC